CAACTCCCCAGAAAAACCGCTTATACGATATTATTGCTATGGACACTGTTAATGACCCTGACTTCCACAAAATACCTGCACTAAGAAACTCAGGATTGACTTGGGAAGACCTTGCTAAAGGTGCCAAGTCTCAAAACATGGTTTCCTTCTATGGTGCGGGAGACGCAACAAAGACTGCTAACGTAGCTAGCAAGATGGCTAAAATTCTTGATAACAAAGGCTACGCAAGTATAACTAAAGAAACTCTCGGAGACCAACTCCGGATTATCGATGGGAAAATTAAACAAGCAGATAAGCTTGGAGCCAAGTCTGCTGTAGACGAACTCCGTGCTTTCAGGGCAGAGTTAAATGAAATGGTAAACAAAAGCACTCCTGTGGGGCGCGAACTGTTAAAACAAGCTCAAGACATTCATCCTGATACTGCTGTATTCGTAGAGAAAATAATGAATGCACCTAAAGGTCTAGTAGGCCCAAAGGACTTCGCTGAAATCTCTAGAATAATGTCTAAGAACCTTGCTAGACGTGCGCCTGTTACTGATAACTTTATTACTTTCTGGAAGAAGGTAGCTAAAGATTTTGTACAGGACACAGGTAAGGTTGATATCCCTTGGGTTACTTTCGATGGGAAGATTATGACTCAAAGGTATCGTCCTAAGATACAAGAACGTATCGAGTTTACTGACCCAGTTACAGGTCGTAAGATTGCGAACATCTATGAAGCTAGTGCTGAAGATGGAAAGCTTATTGGTAAAGCTTCTATTCAAGACGCTTCTATTGGCTTAGGTGTTAATGGAAACCACAGTAACGATGCTGTTATTGTACGGCGTTTTCATCTATGGGGTAAAAAGAACAACGTGGGAACAGGTACCATTCACGATGCTTTCTTTACTAACATAGGACACGCAGAAGCCGCTAAACAAGCGTTAAGAACCATCTATGCAGATGCTCTTGACGGTGATACTATAAGAAGAACTTTGAGAGAAATGAAACGTCAAGGTTTGAGTAATTCTAAGTATCAGGAGTTTTTAGCTCTAGCTAAGAAACAAGGTCTTATTGACCCTCCGAATAAAATAACAAGAAAAGACATACTAGCTGACATCCCTGAAGGGGAAGACTGGTATGGTATTGGTCCGTGATATTTTGTAAATACCTGACCATAATGATATTTAAAATGAGGTTGTACCTCTTAACATTATAATTTGAGTCTGTGGCTCGAAAGGAAAAGCTATGAGTGAAGATAATCAAGTCGAAGCAACCGTTGATGTTGTTGAAGAAGAAACCCCTGTAGTAGAAGCACCTGCTGAAGCAGAGCCTACACAGAGCGATGAAATTGAACGTATCGTAGAAGAGCGTTTAGCTAAAATGAAATCAAACATGAACAGCATGGCAGAACAACGCGATGCGGCTCTTAAAGCACAAGCACAAATGGAAGAAGCTAAGAAAGCTGAAACCATGAAACGACTTGAAGAAGAGGGTAAACTACAAGAGTTAGCTGAAATGAAGGTTGCAGAACTAGAAGCAAAGCTAGCGGTGTTTGAAGAACAAAATACTAAACTAACTCGCGATGGTGTATTAAACGATGCACTCTCAGGTCTTGATTTCCGTAACGATAGAAGCCGTGAAATGGCTCGTAAAGACATCTTAGACTCCGTACAACAAATCGATGGGCAATGGAAACATACTTCTGGTATGACCATTAAAGACTTCGTAGAATCTTATGCTCAAAGCGAAGACAACTCGTTCCTATTCCGTATTAAATCTAATACTGGCGCAGGAACAGGTAACTCGGCTGGCGCACCTTCAATGGAAGCTAAGAAAGCTATTGGAGATATGTCAACCTCTGAAATCCTTGCTCTTGCAGCAAAGGGAAAACTCGGTAACATGGGTTACTGACCTATACAACCTCTTAATAAGGAATTATTAAAATGCCTATTACTAACACTGATTTCCAGAATATTGCTCTGGCAATTTCCGCTTATAGCGATGAAGCCTACACTACTGCTAAGAAACTGAACGGCACAGGCATCGTAGCCTCTGACCAGCGTATCGACCTGTCAGGTGAGTCTTTCATCGGTCAATTCCGCTGGTACAAGCCACTGTCGGCCACTGTCAACGTTGCAAGTCTTTCAAGCGCAACTGACGGAACCTACACAAGCATCAGCACAGACGTTGCTGACTTTGTAAAGACTGTTCGTACCTTCGGTGCAGAGCAAGTAAACATGCAAGAAACCATTTCGAAGCAAGACGGTCTGGCCAAGATTGCCCGTGACTTCGCAGAAGTTCGCGCACAAGACGAGCATGACGCTCTGTTGTCCGTACTCAAAGGCTTTGCACTGAACGAAGTTACCCTTGGTGACAAAGGTGGTTCAGGTAACGGTGGTGTTATCGCATTCGATACAGACGTAGATGCAGCCGCAACTGGCATGTTCTGCGACATCAACGCTGCTGGCCTTCATGGCGCTGCTGCAACTGGTTCTTCGGATGCCCGTAAACTGTTCGACTCATCTGCTGCTGGCGCTGCCCGTGGTGAGCGTTTGTTCCGTTCTATCGGCGCTGCTTTCAAAGACTACGAACCAGACTTCATGTACCTCGTAACCAGCCCAGAAGTTATGGCTGAAATGCGTGCTGCTAACCTGATTGACGAAACCCTCGTCACAGACGGTAACCTTGAGTTCAACACAATCTTTGCTGGTAAATTCCGCTTGATTATGACTCGTGCCAACCAAATGGTATCTGGCGCTGCCTCTGGCGACCTGAACGCACAAAGCACTAAGTGTTCTTTCGTTCTGAAGCCAGGTGTTGTTGCTTCTGCTGCCATGCCTGTCCCAACTCCTGTTGAAGTAGACCGTAATGCGGCTTCTTACACTGGTGGTGGTTCGACTAACGTATGGTACCGTTGGGGCTATGCAATGCACCCAATGGGTTACGACTGGGCTGGCGCAACTAGCGCTTTCGCAACTAATGCTAACTTTGCAGCTGCCGCTTCGTACGCTCGTAAAATGGACGCATTGAACTTGGGCATCCTGCCTATCTTCCACGCTTAATATAATAGGAGCGAACTAATGGCATTAACGCTAAACACAAACAGCTATGTGTCAGTTGATGGTGCGGATACGTATCTTGAAACTCGCATAGACAGTGCAAATTGGTTTGATGCTACAGACGAAATCAAAGAACAGGCACTTGTCACTGCTACATCGTTAGTAGATGACAGGGCTTGGATTGGTTATGCTGTTAGTTCCTCCCAAGCTCTGGCTTGGCCCCGCAAGAACGCTATTTACTACTCAAACCGTCTTGGTTTGCAAATAACTTTAGCGGATACTGTGGTGCCTGACGAAGTTAAAGTTGCTGTTTATGAACAGGCTTTGCACCTAGTCAACAACGAAGACCTACTCACAGGAAGCACTCAAACCTACGAGAGCATTACTGTTGGTTCAATCAGTATATCCGACTCCAATGGAGATGTAACACGCATCTCTAAAACCCCTGCGCTTGTCACTAATAGACTAAAAGACCTAGTTCGGTCTGGTCAAAATAGTGGCGGTCAAGGTGGTTCATGGTGGAGGATGAACTGATGTCATTAAGAGCTAAAATCAACAGCGCAGTAGACAAAGCGTTTACTGCTGCTGGAGACTTAGTTGTTAGCGGCAAACTGTCAACAAAGACTGTAACAGGCTATGACTTCAGTACAGGACAAAACTCCTCTACTTCCAAATCGATAACAGTTAAAGTAATTCTTGAAACAACACGCCGTGCTGGTAGTGAAAGTTTTAAGACAACTGCTATGATGAAGTCTGGACAGGCTGTTACTTTGTACGACACGCTTACTATCGGTAAAGAAGTGTACAACATTATTGATTTCTCAGATGATGACTTTGTCATATCTCTTAACTTGAGCAAGGAGAAGATATAGTGTATAATAAAATTATTACTGATATCGAAGCGGTTTTTGCCTCTTCAACTTGGACTACACACAACATTGTTACTTTGCCTGACAACTATATGGGCAAGATAGGGAATGTTACTGAGTATGTTCAACTTAAAGTAATGCCAACGACAGGTGAGACTGTAGGTTACGATGCTTATAAAGAGCAAAAAGGACTAGTCGCAGTTAAAATATTTGTAAAAGCAGGAGAAGGCCAAAGGAGAGTTATGGCTATTGCCGAATTCCTTAACATTCTTTTGCAACATAAACATCTAACTAATGGCACAGAACTTGGAGCGTCCTATTTATCAATAGAAGGGCTTGACCCTGCTAACAGTTCACTCTATAGTGCATCATACATAATTCCATTTACCAAATACGGAGAATAATTAAAATGGCTCATATTTCTGACCTTCGGGCGGGTATCTTTACCTATCTCGACATTAACACAGTAGCACCGCTGGCGGCTACCGACACTGCAGCCGAATACGCTGCGTTGTTTGTAGGCTCGACCCCTGGAACTGCTAACACTGCCGATGGCGACACTACTGGTGTTGCTGGGCATTACCGTATGCCTTCTGTTCGGGAATTCCCTTCAGTTGGTACACCTGCAAACATCGTTAACGTCCCTGTATACGGTCAAAAGACCTCTTCACAGGTACAAGGCCAAGCAGACGCGCCTAGCCTTGACGTAACAATCAACTACAACGCAGCTGACGCAGACGAACTGCACAAGCTGGTTGGCAAAGCTGTAACTTTCCGCTTTATGATGACCGACACTGCTTGTACTCAAGACGAAGCAGCTGCCGCTACTCTGGCGAAAGCTAACACCATGTTCTACTTTAACGGCAAAGTTGAAGCTATTTTGGTAAACCCAAGCTTAACAGACGCAACTACTGCAACTGTTACCTTGTCAACAC